CGCAAATCTGCGTTATATCTTAACTACTATACAATTATTAATTAGATCTAGACGCGTATAGTCGACGGCCTAGAGACTAGATCTTACAAACTAGGAGGATTATAATTATGGCAAACACAACATTTTCGGGACCGGTAAGATCATTAAATGGTTTTATTAGTTTCGGACCTAAAGCAGTTGTTAGCTTAACCGCTGACACAACTTTAACAGTCGCTACTCATGCAGGTAGAGTTTTAACTTGCAATGATGCGGATGGTAAATTTCTTTTACCGTCAATTACATCAGGAAGTTCTTCGGCTGCGTCTGGAGGAAATGATTACAACGTTCTAAGTAATCTGGGAACTACTTATTTATTTTGGGTAGAAACAGCAGCAACAGATATGGATATCTATACGGACGGAACCGATAAATTTGTCGGTGCTGTTTATACTGGTATTGATAGTGAAGAAACAGGAGAAACATTTCTGGCTGCAGCAGCTAATGATGTCATAACGCTTAATGGTGGTACTACAGGCGGTATCGCTGGTAGCTGGGTAGAAGTTACTGCAATAGCGAGCGCTAAGTATTTTGTTAGAGGTGGTTTAATAGGAACAGCCACTCTGGCAACACCTTTTGCTAACGCGTAATAAATAAATAATGTGAGCTCCTTCGGGAGCTCACGACTAAGGAGAAAAAATGAGTACAGATGTAAAACAAACAATTGCGGTAGCTGCAACAGCACAACTTCAAAAGTATGTTGCTGCAAGTGCTACTAATATTACGAAGGCTCGAATTAAAGCCGTTAGTGCACAAGCCAGCGCTGCTGATGCTAGTGTCAAAATTTATGATACTGTCGGAGCTGCAACAGCTAAATTATTAGTTTGTGAGCTTAAGTTCGGAACAGCAGACGGTGAGTGGACTCATTTCTATGTTCCCGGAGATGGTATCTATTGTGGTACTGGTATGTATGCAGTTCTATCAAATTGTGATTTCTTAACAGTTACTGGAACATTTACATAAAAAGGAGGTAGCACGTGGCTAATACTACTTCCACATCATATACTTTTGATAAAACTCTTGCGATAGATGAAATTATCGAAGAGGCTTACGAACGTATAGGAATTCAAAACGTTTCTGGTTATCAATTAAAAACAGCTAAACGATCTTTAAATATTCTGTTTGCAGAATGGGCTAATAGAGGATTACATTATTGGGAAGTCGCCAATAACAATATCACTTTAGTTGATGGTCAAGCTACCTACACAATGTACCGTTCAACAGCGGATGGTACTTCGGATGCTACGGCAGTGTATGGAGTTGATAATATATTAGAAGCAAATTATAGAATTGCTTCAACAAGTGTTGACAGTCCCATGACGGCAGTTAGCAGATCTCAATATCAAGGATTTTCAAATAAAACAGCAACAGGAACCCCTACTCAATATTTTGTAGAAAGATTTATTGATAAAGTAACCATCACTTTATACCTGACCCCGGGTGCAGCGGCAGATGGAAATTTAATAAATTATTATTATGTAAAAAGAATCCAGGGTGCCGGGGCCTATACGAATGCTTCCGATGTTCCTTTTAGATTTGTTCCGTGTATGTGCGCAGGACTCGCTTATTATTTAGCACAAAAAAATGCTCCACAAAGAGCACAAGAATTAAAAATGTTTTATGAGGATGAACTAGCAAGGGCCGTTAAAGAAGATGCTGATATTACTAGCACTTATATTGCCCCACAGGTTTATTATCCTAACGTTTAATTATGACTACATTTGCTTCAGGTAAACATGCTTTAATGATCTCAGATAGATCTGGGCTCGCTTTTCCTTATCAAGAAATGGTGAGGGAGTGGACTGGAGCCTGGGTTCATAGTTCTGAATACGAACCTAAACAACCACAGCTTCAACCAAAACCAACAACTTCGGATCCACAGGCTTTGCAACATGCAAGACCTGCAAGAACGGCTCCTGCAGTTACACAATTAATGCCTACTGATCCTTTTATAACTTATGGTGCGGGGTCTTCTTATATAAATGTGAATGTACCAAACCATGGTTTAACGAACGGAAGTACCTATAGATTTAGAGGATCACCCACTACCGCGGGGGCTTATTTAGATCCGCAGGGCTGGGATGGAATTACGGGAGCTAAAATTGCTCTAGCGGCAGGCTATGCTATTACTACAGGAAAATGGGTGAGTGCCGCTCGTGATACAGATTATACGACAGACTGGTTTTATTTTGTTGTAAATACTGATACAGCTACAACAGGAAGTATAAGAGGAGGAAGTTATCCCGTGTCCGTGGGGCCGGTAACTTTAGAAGCGTAATGATTAAATATTTAAAAAAATTATGGAAGAAATTATTTGGTAAATCAGAAACCAAAATAAGTGAGTACGCAGCTGCAGGCACAAGAGGTGCTGACTATGGAATTAAGGAAGTGTCTTCGAAGCCTAAGCATTGTGTTACTCACAATCGATTTAAAAAGAGCTGTCCAACATGTCAGGAGATTATTAAATAATGGCTGGATATACACTCTCAGCATTAGAAGCTGACATTAGAAGTTATACTGAAGTAGACAGTAATGTTTTTACTGGTGCTATTCTAGCTAGATTTATAGAACATGCAGAAAATAGAATTTTTTATGATGCTCCTATCGATGCCTACAGATATGTGAGTGAAGGAAACTTTGCAGTTGATGATAAGACATTAAATGTACCGGGACTAGGATCAAAGGGAAATACTGGAACAGTCTTTGTTAGAGGGATTGAAGTGTTTACTTCTACAGCTAATTCAGAAGGAGAAGGAACATGGCTTCAGAAAAAGGATCAAACTTATCTATCGGAATATGTCAATGAATTAACTGGCACAGAAGGAGGCAGCACAGGTCAAGACGTGACTGGTTTTCCTAAATATTACGCAATGTTTGGGGGAGCAACAGCGGTTTCAGATACGACTTCAGGGGGTATTTATGTGGCCCCTACGCCAGATGCCACATATAGGCATAGAATATATTATGACATGATACCTAAAAGTTTAGTGAATAAAACATCTGGAACCTATATTAGTCAGTATTTTCCACAAGGACTATTATATGCGTGTCTCACTGAAGCTTATGGTTACTTAAAAGGCCCAATGGACATGTTGACACTTTACGAAAATAAATATAAACAAGAGCTACAGAAATTTGCAGGAGTGCAGATTGGAAGACGAAGACGTGATGATTATACAGACGGAACCGTTCGTATACCCATTAAGTCACCGTCACCGTAAACTAGGAGAGACTTATGGCAATTACATCATGTTTGACAAACACTTTTAAAGAAGAACTTTTACAAGGTCATCATAGCTTTAATGCTTCTGGAGACACACCCGCAGGAAGTGCATTTAAAATTGCATTATATTCCAGTAACTCAGCTACTTTGGGAACAACTACAACGGCTTATGCTGCACCCTCAGATGCGGCCGCGGATCCTACAAGTACCTACGAAGTTACAACCACATCGTCAGGATACACAGGCGGCGGTTCAGCGTTGACAAATACTGGAACTGCTAAATCCACAACAACTTCTTACACAGATTTTTCCGATATCTCATGGACGTCAGCTTCTTTCACTGCAAGAGGATGCATGATTTATAATTCATCTACAATTTCAGGACTGACAACAAATGCTTCAGTAGCTATTGTAAATTTTGGAGGAGATAAAACTGTTTCTTCTGGAACATTCACAATTCAATTTCCTACCAACGATTCATCAGACGCTATCATAAGACTAACGTCGTAAGGAGGCCTCCCTTATGGCAGATGTATCATCAGGATGGGGTCGGTTAACCTGGGGACAGGCTGACTGGAATGATTCTACCGTTTATGCAACGGGATGGGGAGCCAAATCTTGGAACGATGGTGCTTGGGGTGAATTACATAATGTACTTCTTACTTTAAGTGGACTAGAAATAACTGGTTCTTTAGGAAGTCCTACTACAACTCAGATAACTTATGCGGCTCTTACGGGTCAATCAATAACTGCTTCTTTAGGAACACCAACACTAACTTACGATTTTATTTTTACTCTTTCTGATTCTTTATTAGGTACTCTTTCTCAAGGAGTCATTTCAATTAATGATGGTGCGGACCATACTCAAGGATTAGGTACACAATTAATAACTGGTACACTAAATTCTTCAGGAATGAGCCATTCAATGACGTATGCGGTAACTGGCTATAGCTCTACCATGAGTATGGGCACGCTTACATTTACTGAAACTGAACTAATTGGAATTACGGGCCTAGCTATAACTGGATCTTTAGGAACGCTTGGTACTATCGATGACATGCGGATTGGACTAAGTGGTCAAGCTATTACAGGGTCTCTTGGAAGTTTAGCTTCTATAGACCCGATGCAAATAGGGTTGACGGGCTACTCCATTACTGCTAGTTTGGCTTCAAGTAATGTATCACCCTTAGGTTATCAAGACATAAGTATAGCCGGAAATACGTCGTATAGTGGAGCGTCTATAACAGGGAACACATCGTATAGTAATGTTGACATTACGGGAAACACATCGTATACAGATGTTGACGTCGCTTAACTAGGAGATAATTTTTATGGCATCAACTTACACGGGTTTAGGGGTTCAATTAATGACTACTGGCGAAAAGGCCGGTACATGGGGAACTCTAACTA